AACGAGTACCCACATTATCACACATACTATCAAGTGTATAGCTACTGAGTACATGAAATGCGGTGTGAACTGAAACTCTATTACATCCATATATACACCTCCTTTACAATAGGAAAAGAAAAACACCAACAACAGCACCAAGCATACCTGCACATACATCGAGCCAATCGAACTGCTCCTTTCTGTAGTAGTAATCGACACTCTCTTTTCCTGTCATAACAAAAAATGCTGGTACCAATGCGAAGATTAAGTACGCATCAATAGCATGTAAGGCTTTGCACGCAATCATCGAAACTACAAGGCCAGCAAACATGTGCAGATACTTATCGCTACCGATGGCTGCAAGCCGTCCAAAAATCCTGTAAATACAATCTAAAAAACTTTTCATCTTCTTATTATTTTAGTTAAACTCTATCCTTATATTGGTCAAATGGATAATTCTGCAAGAGAGACTCTGTAACAATTATAGGCTTACCGTCAGGGTCACAGAAGGATGCTCTATTGTTAGTGACAGAGAACCAAACATGCCCCATATTACTTAATCGTCCATCTTCTGCCTTGAGAATAGCTACACCAAACACACGTATCTTAGGCTTATTCCTATTATCTTCATCGATAACAGATTCATTCCCTCTTTCTAAGTATTGACCTTGTTCGTTCTCTGCGGTATACCATCCATCAGGAATAGGGTATCCGACATCCTCAGAGTCGAACGTCTTACCATCATTATCACCGTCGTCCCCCAGCTTACCTGTAGCATAGTGTCGGGCTGCGTGGTAGTCATGCCACACCTTACCTTTAACAGTCTTAGGATAGACAGCTGATAAGCCTTTATCTGTCACATTGACAAGAGACCGCTTAGTCCAGTAGGCAGCTTGATAAGCAGACACAAGTTCCTTCAAGCCTGTATAACCCAAGTCATACTTAGCGTTACCCTCGTTATCGAAGAAAATCAGATGAGGAAATCCGTCCTTATCGACAGTCATAGAGATGCCCTTCTTGTTATCCTTCGTCAGCACATCGAATGTACCCTCATACATGTTAATATGTAGTCCATCGCTGCTGGGTGATGTACGGATACTTTTCGCCTCGATTAAGTCAGCGTTAACCTTTCCATCCGAGGTCATTAAGGCCACCTTTCCTGCTGGTGTTTGCACCTTAAAGTTCTCTGCTGTGACGGTGAAACTCTTCTTTTCTCCGTCAAGTTCAAAGCCTACCTCGATAAGGCCATTCTTAAGGTTTGTAACGGTCGCTTTAATATTATCAGCGGTCGTTTTCATCTCGGCCTTAAACTTATTGGATGTAAACTCCTGTGCTGATTGCCAATCCTCGATACTGAACTCTTCGCCTGCTGCCTTCGGACGAACACATACGAGCAGGTCGTTTTCATACTCATCTTCAAAGGAAGCATTGCTCCATTGGTCGCCCTTGTCATACGGAGGAGCCGGCTGATCATGTACGAACATCCTACGCTTACCATCTGCTGTGTCCTGTGCGTGCTTAGCAGCTTCAAGCGACTTAAGAACATCAGCATCTGTAATCTCGTGCCAAGAGAAAGACCCATCAGGGTTTCGCTCGAATGAATAAGCACGACCACCACCAGTCTCTACGTATGAGCGATTGTAGTAGATGTCATGCTCATGCAATTCCTTCGTAGCATCGTCCGTCCACTCGTTAGCAGGTTCGGTGGTGAGTGTTGGTACCACGTCACCAAACCAAATCACAAGCTGTTTATCTGATTGCTGCTGAACAGCATTGAGACGTCCTTGCATCGTCTCCAAGAAGTTTTGCAGACGGATATACTTACCACGATTAGCAGGATTCTCGACCCTTATCTCGAATTTCTGCTTATCAAAAAGGAAGATAGGGTCAGGAAGTGTAAAGCTATTGATGCCCTTTATAATCTTAAAGTAAGGCGCACCCTCTCCTGCTGCTGACTGTATGATAGCACTCTGACGGTTTGTATCCGTTAGATGGCCCAGTTGCACTACCTCGTCACCCACCTGAGGAGTATCGCTCCCACTCGCATAGTCATCCGCCTTCGTATTATCGGCAATATCAACATAATCAGTACCGACATCGGTAACACGCCTATGCCAGTAGTGATTAGATAACTGACCGCCAGCATCTATCAAGTTGAATGTCTCACACAGAGCGAGGTCATCCACTCGCATAGAGTTATAGATTCGACGTCCGTCAGCATCTTCCTGACGGAAGTAACATCTCCAAGCACCGGCTATTCTGTCAATCTTAGAGATGACAAAGCCACCAGCTGAGTTAACGACCTTACCCTTGATTTGAGATGTCTTCATAATCTCAACCTCTTCTGCGGTGAGCTTACGATGTACGTGAAGATACTCTGCGTCGAGATGCCAGTTCCCTTCTTCATCCTGGTAGATGGAGATGCCAGACTCGCCACGAACCGACTTACCGAAGGTGATCCCCTTCATGAAGGTGGTCAGAGCGTTAACGATGGAGTCTTGATCGGTGCGAACGATCTTCTCCCAGTCGACACTCTTAGGGTCGAGTGTGCGAGCAGACTTAGCTTCATCTGCAAGTCCTGCTTGTATCTTTTGCGCATCCAAGGTGAGGTAACTCCCTATGCGGTCGAGCGCACGCAGTACTGACATGTTGTCGTGATGATGTCCAAACGCTCCATCACCCTTGTAAGCGGTAGTCACCTCACGAGAGAACCATTCGAGGATAGCTTCAGCTGTTGTGATGTTCCACTTGTCAGAGTAAGGACTCTGGACAGGAAAGAGAGCCCCACTGCTCAGCGGTAGTCGCTCAAGCTCAACTAAGCGTGGGGCTATAGTAAAAGACCCAACATCTGGTATCTTGATATCCAACATTGCAGGCGCAGCGTCCTCTGACCTGGTAATATTCAGGTAAGGACGTGCATCTGCATATCGATAGGTAAATGTATAAGATGAAGGGAGGTCTTTTGTCTGCCAACTCACGTCGCTCTCTGTCACGACAATGCGACGTACATAGTTGCCTGTGTAGAGGAACTTACCTAAGGAAGGGAAGAAGTCCAGCAACCACTTACGTTCTTCCTTAGAGAGAAAACCAGTGTTCTTCTTGTATTCTCTGACCGTGTCAACACGATACTCTTCTGAGTCGTTCTCAATCTCAGCTACATTGTGCGTATGCTTCGCTGTGTTCTCAGCACTACCATACGCACGGAAGGTGTCGATACCACCGAGTGAGTTCTCGAAGAGTACCCACTGTTCTTCTTCGCTTCGGATGTCTGAAGCATAGTATCTCTGAATATAGGTGAGTCGAGTACCAGCAGCATCTTCTACCCATACGTCATAGTAGCTTGGCATCTTACCGAGTTTGCCAGCGATGACCCCATATTGCATTGGCATCGTCCACACCTTGCCGTGAGAGAGGTTGCCAAGTTCAATGTCTGTCTGAACATAGCTACCGTTCTCTTCTACGTAAGCACGACACTTAGCAACACAGTCCTCGACTGCGTAGTAACTAAGGAACTCTGGCGTGTAATAGGTGACAGGCTTGACGGTAGGTTGCCACGTCAAGAAGTTACGTTTCAACCAACTTGAAGCGGTATCAGCGAAATTGTCGATACCAGCACGCAGTACCGTGAATTGCCATGACTCTTGTGCAGCTGTCTTGTCTTCGATGAGATTAACTAAGAACTCACGAGCAATATTTGGTTGACGATAAATTGTAGTCGACTCCTGAAGTTGAAAAGAAAGCAGCGGAGTGATGATGTTCTCCAAGTCAATCTCTATGCGCTTTGCTTTATTCGGCGTATAAATGTGCTGCACGATGATTTCAGTCGTGTCTGCGTACTTGAGAACGAACGTAACCTCTTGCGAGCTTGATATAATGAAGTGATTCATCGAGCCTGTCAGACTTAGAGAATCAGGTTTAAGAAGAATATCCATGTGCGAAATTATTTACCACAAAATTACGATATAAAGGAGGAATGATAAAGGACAGACTTAGGCTACATCGAAAGCTATGCTTTTGATCGTCCAAAGCTATGCTTTCTATCATCCAAAGCTATGCTTTTGATCATCGAAAGCTATGCTTTCTATATCGGTACGCACTCCAACCACACCTCTGTACGTGTGTACTCGTAGCGACCATGACGGAACCAGCCTCCTTTCTTCGTTATTCTCTCCGTGTAAGATCGCTGTTTTCCATATTGTTTCCCAACGTAGTCGGCAGAAGGGAGAGGAGGATAAATGGTGACGAAGGTCTTGTTGCGCTCGTCATTCGCAGCGCTGTATTCGTCCCAGCTAACAGAGGTCTGTGTTTCCTTGCCCACCCACTTATATTTAACATCCATCGCTTTGAGTTGCTCATTGATAGTAGGAGCTGAGATTGCAGGCTGCATCAGAGAGACAGTATAGAGCTCAGACTCTACAGGTTCGTTCTTTCCTCCCAGCGTGAACTTGAGTTTATTGAACAAAAATGGAACTCCACGGATGACAACCTTCTCGTAAGAGGGGAGGTTCTGCTTCTGTGATTGAGAGAGCAGTAGCTTCACCTTCATGTCGTGAAGCGAATTGCGCAGCAGCAGGTCGTATTCTCGGTAGAACTTTTCAAAGATGCCTTGTGGACCATTATAATGCAAGGCGTAATCGAAGATACGAGGATGAGAAGGTGCATTCACATCGTAAGCTGATATAGTACCTTCAGGTCGACCGTCAGAGAGGTAGGTAAAAGCGAGGATAGCCTTCTGTTTCTCAGCCTTCTCCGAGGTGTGTTCCTTGGGTTCTGTTGCAACCACCATCTTAGAGTTGAGTGTCTGATATTCTCCTACGTAGAGGAACTTACCCATGTCGTAGTTGAAGTCTTCCTCTTCAACGGTATCCTTATAGCTAAGGGTTCTGAACTCTGGAATGAGTTCTGGGACTTTAATCTCCTTTGCTTCAAGTGTCTCACCTGTGTTATAGTTCTGCGATGCTTCAGCGACCTTCACCGTCACTTGGAAGTCGCCAGACCATCCTGTCTTATAGATAGCCCCATCGACAGGGTCGAAGTAAGCGTTCGGATTCGCCTTGACTAAACTGTCTAAGTCGTCGTATGAGTCAGAGATTTCAGAATCGACCTTATCTGAAGCAGCGAGTGTAACACGCTTGTAGTCGTTCTCCGACTTATAAGAGAGTGTGGGTTCTTGTGTCACGCAATACGTAAGGTCTACCTTAGGAGTGTCGTTAAGTGTGTCACGCAGGAAGATGATGTCTGCTGTTCGCTTCCCTTCATCAGAGGTGAACTCACAGCAGAATTTCTTACGAAAAACAGAGATAAAATCAGCACAAGTAATGTCAGGAACAAGGTCAGCAACCTTTATCTTTCCATTCACCAGTACGTCCATCACCTTGTTTATGACTACCATCTTATTGAAGGGTTCTGTCTGTGTGAAGAAATTCTCTTGTAGTTCATATCCGAAGAAAGCGAAGACACGCTTGAGCAGGTAATTAGCACGGATGAAGGGTGACATATAATATCCTGGTGCGAGCGTGATAGGTATCTCGTTGACATACTCAATGCGCTGCACCGCATTGTAGAAATCGCAGCCTTCTCCGCTTAAGTCAGGATGAAAACCTATTACTGAAGGTAGTTCAGGCATCCACTCGTAAGGCCTGGTGTATTTCAAAACTTTATCTTTCCCAAAAGCATTCATGAACTTGTAGTTCGCACCATTCTTTCTCCCTGAGTCGTCAGTGAAGAGGATAGGGAAGATTCCGTAATGCTCGTTAGAGTTGTTGCGTAGATTGCGACAAAAGTTAATCCCTTCCTCTACAGTGTTTACACCAGGAATGAACTCACCCTTGAAGATGTCCTTGAGCTTCACCTTCTGTATGCGACTGTAGAAAGACCCATCATTAATGTAGAAGGAGGTAGAGATACTACCCTTGTATTGAGCAGACAGTACCACTTGACGACATTGAGCGAAGTATTCACCATCTTGTATCGCTACATCGGTAGCTGTCATCTTCACTCGACGGCCGAAGGAGTCGGGGAAACCAAGTATCCTGCGGTTACGCTCAGATGCTGGGAGCTCGAGCGGTGTTGTCTGCTCTCCATACTCATTGAAGAATGGATTGGTTCGTTCAACTTGTATCTGTGTATCGGGCTTGAGGTTGTAAGCCTCGCCCTTCTCTAAGTTCGTTATCTTCATATATATATAAGGTGTTGTTTTTATTTACTACCAAAACGACGAGCCTTGTCTTGCAGCTGCTGTTTCTGTTCTATCTCATTAAGAGAAACTGATGCAGGAATGCCGTCGACAGACAATCGATCAAGCACATCAGTTAATCGTTCGATGAGTGTATCCTTGTAGGAGTCTTTAACCACACCACGCACATCGCTAACCGTTGGTGTTACGTATCCACCAGAGGCACGACCTTGCGCCTGCTGAATAAGAAACTTATTCATATCGAGCGTGCGAATAGTCCCTGCACGCTGTGCACGGTCGATGATGTCAATGAATGGAGCTATCGTAGGGTTCTCAACGGCAGCGTTCGAAGCGACCCACTCCTTACTATGTCCGTATCCGCCCTCTCCTACGATGACAGTAGGTTTATCGATGAATCCACGTTTGTCAGGGTCGTAATCGGCATGGAACATCTTTCCATCCTGCTTGCGCTCTACGTCGATACTACCTCCTGACTCAAGACCAGTGGCAACACGTGCACCTGAAGCAGAAGCAGAACCACCTGCTCCGCTTAGCGTCATTCGCTTCACCTTATTGCGCTCAGCAAGAGCTGCTGCAAGCTGTGCTGCGCCCGTGATACCCATCAAGGCAGCAGCAGGAATACCAGCAGGGAAACCCAACTCGGAGAATGTCTTAGCGATTGCAGAAGCAGTGGATGCGATGATTTGTGCTGCTTGAATTGCGAAGTTAACATCCGCATATTTCTTCTGTATCTTCAGCTTTTCGTTAGCCTTCTTCTTTTCAAGTTCCGTAGTGTCTTTACCAGCGTTCTTTGCAGCTTCAATCTCTGCGTCATACTTGGCATCGACGTTTGCAATCTCTGCTTGCTGCAAGGCCTGCGCTGCTCCACTGGTAAGATTAGAATAGTAGTCGAACGCCTCCTTCATCTTGGCGATCTTCATATTCTTCACCGCCTCTTCATACTCTTCTTCAGATATCTCCTTGTTCTGAAGATGCATTTTAAGCTGATCCAACTCTGCATTATAGAGCTCCTGCTGGGTAACGAGTCCATACTGCTGACGTATCTGAAGGCGGTGTTCTTCTGCCTGCTGATCAAGAAGAGTAAGAGCCTGCTGGCGTTCTTGCTCATTGAGTAGAGTGTCATTCTCTATCTTCTTGCGACGTGCGGCATACTGGTCCTCGAAAGTGTCAAGTCCATATTCCTGTCGGGCCTGTGCCTTCTGCTCTTCAGCTTTCTTCGCATAATCAACGATGATTGCAGCTTTAGCAGCTTCATACGCATCAGTAACCTCTTTCTCACGTTCTCCATTATCCTTAGCTCGTTGTAAGGCTGCCTTATAATATCCATCCAAGAGGAGCAGCTTCGCATCACATTCTTGCTGAAGGGTCTGCGGTTTAGCTGGTGCTGACTGTCGTATCTGATCCAGAGACTCATAGTACTCTTTCTCTGCCTCGATATAGGCTGCATTCGCTGCCTGCTGCTGGTCAGCGACAGCCTTAGTTTGCCCTTCGTGTAACGCCTTCTTCTTCGCTGCATCCTTGAAGACCATGTTCTCAGAGCGTTGCAAGTAAGCCTTCTCGATGTCGAGTAATTTGTTCTGATGTTGAATATTGAGAGCAGCCACGTATGCACTATACTGCTCTTGTGTAAGGGTCTTCTTCGCAAGTGCATCCTTCAATGCATTCAGACTCTTATCGTAGCTTCGCTTCTCTGCGTCGAGGTCTTGCGCACGGTCATGAGCAAACAACTTGCCTGCTACGTCATCAGGGTCGGTGGTCTTTGTCTTCTTTGTCTTCTTTGTCTTCTTTTCCTTTTTCTTCTTCACCTTGGGGTCTTTCACTCCATTCTCGATGGTGTTGTGGGCACCGCTTAATTCGCCTTGAGAGGAAGAATGCCCCTTAGTGTCTGGGGAAACATCGACTGAGAGATGGGCAACCTTCTTGTTGCTACCTGTGTTCTTGATAGCATCGATGAAGTTGTCACGAACATTCATGGCCATCTTCTTAGCGTCTTGGCCTATTTCTGTCCAGGTATCCTTATAAGCGTCCCACAGTCCCTTGATTCCTGTTGTAATCTTATCAACATCGAATGAGAAGGCACCTTCAATTACTTTCGACCACGCCTTTGCCATTCGACCCATGCCTTTAAAACCATCAATGACGAGGTTGACACCAAACTTGAACACCTCCCATGCACTCTTGAAGTTGTTCTTGATATTCTCGATACCAGCACGAAACACCTTAGATTCGTTGTAGAGATCGATGAAGTAGTTAATGATTTTGACAGTATAATCGATAATCTTCGATAGAGCCTTTACTCCGAAGATCTTAGCTTTCATCGTAATCTCGTCAAAGCCATTCTCACCCAGACCGAAGAACTTAGACATCTTCTCATTAAGTTCTGCTTGCGCTTCCACCTGCTCACGCTGTAACTCTCCATACTCTCCTGTGACACCCTTCAGTTCCTCCATGTTAGTAGACATATCAGCTAAGGTCTTCACGAGTTTCATACCCTCGTTGCTTGCGGTCTTTCCAAAGACAGATTTCATGACTTCACCCACCTGCATAGAGTTTTCAGGCAGCTCCTTAATCTTACCTGAAATCATCTTAATAGCCTCTAAGATACTGGTCTTTCCTGATATAAGGTCAGCTTCAAGTTGTTTGCTTGAGATACCGATTGAGTTCAGTGCGCTCTGTGTCGCTGAGGACATCGTGCGAATACGGTTCGTGGCGGTCTGTATCAAACCCATACCTGCCTCATTGAAGATACCTGAGCGGGTCTGCGTGATACTTGCGACGAGGTCCTTCACAGATGCACCAGCGTCACTGAAGGCAGGTCCGTACTGCTGAATCTGACTAAGGAATGTACCGTTAAGGTCGGCTCCAGCTTGTAGTCCATCCTTGATGACATTGATAGCCTCTGCTGTAGAGATACCATATTGATTGGTTAGAGACTCTACAGTACCGAGTACCTCCTTATAGTCTTTACCGAACTGTTCAGCGAGAGCAGATATCTGACTCTGTGTGTGGACGAGTTCGTCGCCCTGTATATTGAAAAACTCACGGGTCAGTCGTTGAGCTTCTTCAATCTCCATGTTGTAATTATAGAACCACTTAGCCCCTTCTATAGCTGCTGAGATGGAAGCTACAGCAGCTGTTGCAACGCCCACGAGCTTTGTCCAACCACCAGAGATAGATGAGAACATGCCCTCGAACTTACCCATGATGCCTGTAGACTCTTTACCCATTGACTCGCCCAATCCAGAGGCATCACGCTTCAGCTCCGAGATACGTCCATTGACTGTACGAAGCTCTGACGCTAATCGCTCGTACTCCTGTGGATTAGTTGCCTTCGATGTGTCATTGAGAGCTTTCTGAAGATCCTTGGCATGCTTCTTGAGCTGTGACATCGTCATAGCGTTGACATCCATTGCAGAGCGAAGCTCACCCAGCTTCTTATTATTATCAGCTATCAGTTTACTATAGCTTCTTACCTCTTTTTGTAAGTTTTTGTACTCAGCGGTCTCCTTCTTACCTGCTGCCTCGAGGTCGAGCATTCGATTCTGTCGAGCCTTCATTTCCTTACTAAGGTCTTGCGTAGCACGCTCAAGCTCACGCAGTTCCTGCTGTGCCTTGTCTGTTTTTGCGTCAATGACCAAAGATATATGGTCTTCTTTGATTTTGCTCATATCTTATTGATTATCTGTGAGTAATCTGTGCTGTGAAAGTGCTTCTTCCATTTTTTGCCTCCAAGCCTCACGAACCTCATCCGTAAAGCCTGCTTGGATGTCAGGGAATGTTTCGTTATAAAGAACTCCCCAGACAACTCTGTTATAGATAGCATACTTAGCACGCTGCTTCTTCGCTCGCTTAGAGCTCATGCCAGCGTAGTTCAAGCGATATTGCATATCGAGGAAGCGAATGTAAGAGAGAACATTGAGATATACGGAGAACTCTCCATTCGATTCTTTCGGTGTGAACGCACGACGAGAAAGGAAATTACGAAGCGTACCAGTACGCTCCTTGAAGTAGCGATTAGCTACCTCCTCCTGTGTCTGATAGACGATGCCTATGTCACGACGGAGGATATCCGAGATAAACTCATCCTTAACGAATTGATCTGTTACCATGTTACAAAGATAGCACGAGCAATGGGAAGGGAAAAGGACAAAAAAAGCGAGAGCAGCACGTCTCACGACGTACTGCCCTCAAAAACCATAACTTAAAATATAACTATAACTATAAAGACTTATATTTCACGGAACATCCATTTGAATTCCAATCCTTGCGCACCAGGTCGGTTGCAAAACTGAAATCCTGCGTCACGAAGCGCAGAGAAAACTTGCTCTACGCTTATCTTAGCGGAGGGGTCTATATTTTTAATTGCGTCTACCACCTCTGGTGTAGAGAAGAAATGAGTTGTCTCTGCCGGTGTTGACGCTGGACGATATGTCGCTGATAAAGCAGCTATGTATATACTGATGTCAGTAACAGGCTGCTCTTCTTGTTCTTTTTCTTGTTTCATTGTCGTTAAGATTTGTCAGCTTCCCCGTGTGGGTCCACTGAGGTGAGAAATGAGTTGAGATCCCTACGCAGTGAGCGTAGGGTGTCGAGGAATGTGAGTGCGGTTTCAGGCTTTATATTGCCTGCGTCTCTCCATTGGTCAATAAGAAAACCCTCGATGGCTTCCAAGCGTTCAGTGCGCTCAGAGATATAGCCAGGGTCGAGCATAGCTCGAAGGGTCTCAGCTGTTTGTTCGTCGAGATTAACGATTGACGCTTTCATTTTGTATTTCATTTGAAATCAATTATTTTCTTTACTTCTGACAGAGTTTTATAAGAACTCTTAAGATTATTCACTCGCTCTTCCCATCTATCCATAGCTGTTTGTTGACGAGAAGAAGCTTCGCCTGCCTCATGAACACCTCTATAATAGTCGAGATAAGATGTCGCCTTCGTGAGTTGACGCTTAACATTATCTCTTAATGACTTTAGCAAGCCTGGTGTTGAACAGAAGTCATCTAACGGTATGAATAAGCCTTTTTCAGCATGGTAATCATAAACAGCTGGGTCGGTTATGATCTTCATTTCGCACCCCCTTTCTGAACACTACTTTTAATATGATCAGGCAAAGAGTAATATTCGTCGCCATCGTCTGGTACTGGCTGAATAGCACTTTGAGAAGAATCGAAGCCAAACATCCCATATACTGGTGTGAAATAGAGGCGCAATATATACTTCCTCATAGTGTTGTTTCTATGAACATAAATAAATCCGAGAGGACCTTCGCTAACTTTGAAAAGGAATCTTTCTTCAGCCTTTGGTATAGCACAAAATTTTTCCTCCAATTCTTCAACAACCTTATTGAATGCTTTTTTGTCCGCTACAAGAACTCCTTGGTATTTCTTCATACAGTCAGCAAGCGGTGCAAGCTCTTTTGGGATTGAAAAATCTATAAGACAACAATCAAATAATATCATTTCTCACCCCCTTTCTCAGCCACTTCATCAAGACTCTTACAGAGGTTCTCGCTGAAACCTTCCAAAGAAAGCACCTCTTTATATTGAAGACGTATAACGCCTTCTGTGAGTTTGTGAGTAGTACTGATATAGATACAGCCTTTATCAACTTCGAGTTTATATCTTCCCTTCGCCTTTGGAATGGAATTCAGTTCTGATTTAAGTTCTGCAACAAACTTCTTTAGTGTCGGTTCATCTGCCATAAGGACTTTGTAACGTCGTTCCATACACACGGCAACAGGCTCAAGGTACTTCGGGGTAGAATATGCCTTGAAATAGTAGTCAAAGAATATCATACCTTGCCTCCTTTCTGTTTATTTTCAGATTTATTCATGCGATAAACTAAGTAGCCTGCGCAGATAGTTGCGATGACTGATGTAACAGGCTGCTGCTCGATAGCAATCGCAGCTAAGCCAACGCACAAAGTTACGAGGTTAACTCGAATTACCAAACGACGGGTAATAGAGAACTCGCAGATACGGCTGTAGAACTCGCTCTTAGCGTCGAGCCAAAGATTAAGAGACTTGATTTTGCGCTGTATCGTAGCACGTACGTCGATTGGCTGCTGTTGCTTTGCAGAGCTCTCGAATTCGATTACTTGTTGCATGTTGCACATTGTTTGACTGTTGCCTGAATCCGTCAGGTGCGGAAACAGAAAAAGCGGATGCTCTTCCTGTCGTCAAACAATGTGTCTTACACCAACAAGGGCAAATTCACTGGAAGGCATCCGCCATATCTTCATTGCAGAAGGCTGCAAGTATGGGCATAAAAATAAGCCCATCGAAATTTAATAAGTTCGGGGCTTGAAATTTCTTCTCGCCCTTATTTGTGTATTACTACACATTGTTTGACAGTTGCAAAGATAAGGAGTTATTTTGAAACCGCCAAATAAAAGCGCAAATATTTTTTGCGCCACGCAAAAATTATTCTATTATAATGGGTCTCTCATCGGGTAAATCATCGTGAGGTATTTGATATTCGTCAAACACCCTCAACAGCTGGTCCTCGTTATACACTTGGATATCATAGCCTTGCCCTTTAAGGTCTTTAATTAAGTCTTTCTTCTTTGGACCAGCAGCATAACCCATAATGACAATGTTAGTCTTCTTACTGATAGAAGTGTTCATGTCAGCTCCATACTGCTTCAGGAGTTTTCCCAGTTCATCACGCTTCGGGAAGGTAAGAAACTGTCCTGTGATGACAATCTTCTGACCGAAGAATGGTGTGTTTGGATTTTCCACTTCTTCTGCGCTGAGAGGCTTCAATGTTTCAGAGTCAAGATGATTATTTTCTCTCACCTCGAGAGAGGGTCTTCTAACCTTTCTCATAGACATATTGATTTCTGCCTTCATTCTCTCACGGATACAGAAGTTGATAAATGTGTTGATGTTTTCTTTCTGAGAGAGATAACCTATAAGATCGTTCTCTACAATTAGTTGATGTTCCATAATACAATAGTTTTTTAGTTTCTTATTCGAAACAAGGGTACAAAAAGATATAGAATTGTAACAAAAAGCAAATAAAAAGGATTCGACGTCTCAAACGTCAGAAGAATTCATGAGGAGTGAGTTTGATTAATTGGTATATACAACTGGACAGACGGACAATCCAATCCAGAAATTATATAATCAACATACGCTACATAAGAATTAGTTTCGTCCATGTAAGCTAATATCTCTGAACATAGGCGTCTTGGAACGTATCCTAAATGGACATGATCGTCAGAGTACACCCTGATTGCATTAGGGTCGTGTGGGTTTGTTGGGTCTTTCTCAAGAAAAACCGACTCATTAGATATAAGTTCTCTTGCTCTTTTCTGTGCTTCATCAGACCTATAATATAGGCCTGCTAATCTAAATGAGAAAACATCTCGTTCAGGAGGAGTTGGTTCTGAAGAAACATCTTCTTCTGCTGCCACTGAGTTAAGTTCCTCTACCTCTTTGCGTTTCTTCAGTTGTCTCTTTCTGATAGAGAGTGCAACGAAAATAGCGAAGGAAATCGTTATAACATTCAATAGCAGTGTGAGTTCTTCAGAGGCATGAATGCCTATAAATTTCAATAGAAAAGCACAAATAATGTTGGTTAAGAGCCACGTTCCAAACCCAGTAAGAAAAGTCTTCATATAATTAATAGTTCTCAGTTAATATTTTTTTGCAAATATACAAAAAATGAATAGAAACGCAATGAAAAGTAAAAGAAAAAGCCTCCGATGTATCACACACCAGAGGCTTCGAGTTCTTTTTTTTTTAGTAAAATGTGACATGATGCACATTAATATCTTGCTAAAGAAATATCAGAAAGTTGTTTACCAATGTTTCTGATACCTTCTTGTATTTGTTCTACACGTTTTTTACTGGGTTGCTTCTGTCCTGCTATATATTGACGCATTAGTGAAGCATTAATACCGATTTGCTTCGCAACGAGTGTTGCATTCATAGGAAACTTATCGAAGAATGCCCATAAATCATACTTGAAAGTCATCTCAAGCTCTGGTATGTCATAGCCTTCTTCGATACTTTCTTGTCTTGCTACGAGGAGATCTTCCACAGCAGAATCAACAGTTGCTCCATATCCGCATAACCCAACCTGTCCAAGGTCTTCTTCTACGAAGCATGAGCAGTTTTTCTCTCCTGCTTGTTTCTCAACACACACTGTTACTTTCATATACTTGCTTTATGATAATATTCTTTTTAAAAGAGTCCTTTATATATAATTAGTAAATTTCTGAAGGATAGCCGACACGTGAAAGTGTCGGCTATTCCTTAATCAGAACCAAAAAGTTGTTTCAGAATACTTTTTAAAGTACCTGTATTCACTTCTTGTGCGTCATGTCTTGGCATCGTTGTTGATTTCCCATTTGCAGGGTTTATCCACAAGTCGTGCCTTGAACCGTGTCTTAAAAGTTTGCATCCTTTCTTTTTAAGAATGCGTTTTAATTCACTTGACTTCATATTTACTAAAAAAATTAAAGAACTCTTTGTCTTAATGACGATGCAAAGGTAACAAAAAAGTTACGAACTACCAAATAAATAAGTAACTTTTTTGTTACATATATTATTTTTTTTTTGATTAACGAACATGATAACTATTTATCAATATCTCGAGCATCTCTGAGATTGACACTCCTGTCTTAATAGCTAATTGCGTTAATCTTTCCTTTGCCTGCTCGCTCACACGTGAGCTGAGCGGTACTTTCCCTAAGTACTTACGTCCAGAGTTAGGACGTGCGCCACCTCTATTATCACTCATGTCGATTTCTTTTCGTTAAAAACTCAGCAGCCTTGCGTAATGAAGGAGCAAGGCTCTCTGCTGTTACTCTATCCTCTTGAAGCTCTAATCTCCAGCGAGGAAACTTTCTGCGATACAGATACGTAGTCGATTCATCCTCGCTCGTCTCATATCCGTAGACATGATCGAAGCACTTGCTTCCATGATGACGAGCAGCCCATTCACCCATTGCACCTACGATGCGAGCGAGTTCGTCCACTGTTACCGTACAATCTTCTAAAAGAGTTACCTTCTGACTCTCGTTAAACTGCCCATCTTGGAATTTGATGACCACCTTATTCTCTGTATCTGTCAGCACCCAGCCGTTAGGCTGAGTACTGCTCTGTTGAATGATATACTTGCTCATTAGTAAACACCTATTATATAGAGATTTCCATTTCTTAAGACTGAGGTGTCCTCTTTTTTTAGAGGCTCGCTATAACCGCTATTGTCGAGGTAGATGAACTCGTCCTCAGCGAGGTTCTCTATACGATTCTTAATTATATTCATATCCTTCAAGAATTCCTCCCGTTCATCCTCTGTGAAGTCAGAATTTTCCAGAGTTTCATCTATGTCGATCTCTTGGAAGTTCTCAGAGTCTCCCTTGAAGAACTTAGTAAAGTCTTCGTAGTTACCGAGGACATCAAAGCCTGCACGTGGACTTTCGTCGAAAAGTGTGTATACTGCTGATGTTTCACCTTCATTCTTGAAGGTTGCAACATTCATATTGTTCTTCTCTGCGAAGTCAACTGCTTCTTGGAAAGAGGTAAAACCAACTACGGCTTCGCCTTCTTTAAGACCAAATGAGGTACCGATGCTAATTACTGAAAGATTGTTCTGGTTTGCTAATTCTGAAATATTCTTCATAATCTTTGCCCGTTATGCCGATAGCGCAGCGTTTATATTTATTATTTATTGTTTAGAATGTTAATTAAAGATGCGTGTTATAAGCGATACCATTGTTTAAGTTTACGTTAAACTTAACGCCAGTTTTCTTGCATCTCATTACTTGGAGGTGAGGAGCTACCCTATCATTGTAGCCCCTGTGGGTAAAGAAAACTCTTCCATCTTCCATCTCAACGAGACCTTGACGACAGCAGTTTCTGTTATTTACGATTTGTTCAGCAGTTTCTCTTTCGATTCCATCTTGATAGTTGTATCTCATACTTTGTGCCCGTCATGCCGATAGCGCAGCGTTTAGGTTATTATTTCTATATCTATTAAATATTGTTTTCTACCATGAACTTAGCGAGGTAATAAGTCTGCTTCTCGCTAATTCTACCAGCA